CCAATGAACAGGCATAAGACTAGAAAGACTAACAGTTGCTCTTTCTCATCCATTGACTGCCTTGCACTTTCTGCATTGCCATGTTCCGACTATTGGCTGATCATCCTTGAACTTAATCTCTGCAACAATGTCGTGTGCCTCTGTAGGCTCATTGCACAGCTGACAGTTAATAGTGTCAAACAAGGGGACATCTTCTAAGTTAGTCCACACCCCAGTTGTTTCATCAAAATACTCTACGTGTCCCATTTATACTCTCGCCTTCTGTGGTGCGAACTTCCCATCCGATCCAAGGTTGTACCACTTGGTCGGGCAACGATGTGCCGATGAGATTGCTGTATTGCAGAAGTAGCCACCCCAAGCCTTACCATTCTTTTCACCTTCACGCCATTGCATGTGTCCATGCTCGCATGATGGTGCTTCTACAGCTTCACCTGTGCCTAATATGTTTTGCACTAGATCCATTGCTTTGTCAAGCGTTACCGGTGCATCGACTACTTTGTTATATTGATTCACAGGCGTAGTCCAATAATCTTGCTCGGCTGGCTCTGAATCTGCCTTACGGATCGCAGCTTCTAGATCCTGAACCGATGGCTTAGGCGGCTTAGCAGCTACTACCTTGGTCATTTCTTCTCGGCTTGGGCGTTTTCCTTTAGCTGCATAACCTGCCGCGCTAAGGCTGCGGCCGATTGCTGAAGTCTCACAATTCTCCAATGCTGAAGTGCTATTAACACCTCGATCAGTAACTTTTTCTTCCGCGTATCCTGTCGTCCATGCAACGCTATCCGTAGAATTCTTAAATAGATAAGCCTTAACAATGTATCGATCTTTCTCGACAACTTCCAGCTCTGTTGCAATACGAAAATCTGGATAGTCCTTAATAAACTTTTCAAGTCTCACCTCAACTGTCTCGTAATCGGCTAAATTAAACATAGAGATCGTTCTCCTCGGTTGCTAGTTGTCCTGCGAGTGCGCCATAGCTGCATAAGTCGACCCAGTTGTCGATGTGTTGGGCTGATTGATTAGTCCTTGCAAGTTTAACCAAGACCATGATCCCCGCCACTTGATAGTCGTGAATTGGTGTCTGTAAGTATGCTGAGAGGAGCATTGCTGTGTGTTGCAGGTTATCCGCAGGATGACCGTATGATAGCCCACGCTCACGGATCGTGTCTGTTGCTGTGAGTAGGATTTCATTAGCGCGCATCTGTTGTCACTCGCTGAAATGACTTAGCAACGATTAAGCCTTCACGCTTGCCTTCGTTAAAGCCTTTAGCCCAGCCGACCAAATACCACAAAGCATTAGCTAATAGAAGCAAGATGATCATTGGCATCTCGAAACTCATTGTATTTCCTATCTGTGCCAATGCCCTTGATTGGCTACAGACTTAGTGTGACAGAAGTGTCAGACGAATCAAGTACATTTAGATAACGAAACGATAACGATTATCGAGGTCTGCCATACACCTTGCCGTTAACGATGAAAGTGCCATTCTTCTCAATATAAATAAGATCGACTTGCACGTTTTTACCCTTGACATAAATGATAGAAAATGCTTGCTGCCAATTCATTACCCCATGCGTATAACTCGCACGCTGGGTTTCCATGATGTGTCCGCTTTCTACACCATGCAGCACGCGCCCTATACGGCCCGCAGAAGCCTCTGAGAACGATGATCTGCCCGCTCTGTGCGTGTGACCCGAGATGGTGGATTTACCACGCCTACGCGCCCCTTCCAAGGCCGATAAGCCCCCTTGTGGCTTGATCGGTGTGTGGTCTCCATGGACCGCAATCCAATTAGGGGCAATAGGCATTTCGTCACGCCAAAACTTGATACCTAATTCATCGAGCTTAAGAAACTTCTCAAAGCGCAGCTCGGGTAATGCTCCCAATGCTGGAATTTTAGTGCTGATTTGGTTGTACAGTCTATCTGTGTGGTTGCTGCGGATCATGTCTGTTACACCCAATTCCCAGAGAATGTCAACTGTCATGTCTCGGTTATCGCCTAAAGTTTGAGCGAACCAGTCGGCTTTGCCCTCACTCCAACGCCCAAGCTCTGTCATATCCATTTCATCGCCCAAGGTCACAGTCTGGTCAGGCTTGAATGCTCTAGCAAAACGGATTAAATTAGCGGTGACGTGCGCATCATGCAGGGGAATCTGCATGTCTGGAATTACCAGTATTTTCTTAATCGTCATCCTCATCTTCATAATTGCCGAACTTCTCTGGCTCGACAGGATCTGGCAAGATCCAATGTGGGTAGGCTTGCGGCTCTGTGATCATGAACATCGCTACATCTTCTGCAAACCCTGCTCTTTTAAGCGAGCAGAAGTATTCATAAAGCCCAATGCAGTAAGCATCTAGCTTTGAGTAGCCTTGTTCCTCAAGTGCCTTAGTTGCTTTTCTTGCCATGAGAAAATTATCGCTCTAGAAGGATGTTATAGATCTCATCGACACGCGAGTGGAGTCGCTTAATCTCTGTTAGTAAATGAGTAATGACAAAGCCTGACAAGCCACCTAGCGTCACTAGCGTAGCGATGTAGAGCTGAAAGAAATCTGTCTGTGTCACTTTTTAGGGCTCGCATATCCGAATACACCTGATAGCACAGCCCATAGGATTGCGCGGTAATCTGCCTCGAAGTTGCTTGATGCCCAAGCTGCTAGGAATGCTCCAGCTGCAAGGTAAACAGGGTTCTTCATGTTCTTCATTATTCTCCACCTAACATAGATACTTGAAAAAAAGCACCATCATTGTCAGCTTCTTTCTTAAAACTAACATGCATGTGCTTAACGTGTTTGTTAGCCCCTGTGTATTTGCGCCATTTCCAGTTAAGGATGCTGGAGCAAATTCGTCCATCGAAAATGATGTAACTAATACGCTTGTCTGTTTTTGACTTTGATAAGGCACGAAGCTGATCTGCAAGATCGCCCATGATGTCGGGCTTGCTACCCTTGAACAGGTCACGGTCGAGATCAATGGCACGAACCCAGCCTTGCTCATCTGGATTATGATCAGACTTGCGAGCAGCGTGTCTGGTATCACCAATCCAGCCATCCGATAGCCGGTCACGATCTGGGAATGAGTCATCGACTTGTTCCCTTAATTGAATCGCAGCTTTACTTAGCTTTGGTTTCATGGTGCAACAGGAAACTCCGCTGCATCCGCCAAGCCACCTTGAGCAGGTAGATCACGTAATGCTTGGCGATAAGTTGCCCACGCTGCTTTATCTACTGGAGCATCCAAAGTCTGAGTCCAGTCAGACATGGCAAGTTGAGCGTTACGCCATAACTTGATCTGCTCCCATTTTTGCTCATTTGTAGCATCTGGAAACATTGGATTAAAGTAAAATGTCATAATTACGCCGCCTCATAAGTTGCTGTAAAGTAAAAAACGTCATTTGTTGTCCAAGTTGCTGGAACTGTTGCCTGTACAACTTGATCGATTGCCGAAGTGCCGCCTGTATAATTTGCCCAAAACAAAAGCCCATTTGTTCCGTCTAAAAAGATTCTACCTTGATAAGTGCCAACCCCGCTATCTTGTAACCCGCAAATACCAGCATAAACCCCAGAATAAGCAGGTGTTACTGGATAACTAACAATCGGATAGTTTCCACATGAAGTTGTGCTTCCCCAAGTTATCTTATAAAAAACATTTACAAGTTTTCCAATTTGCTGGTATCGAGCAACTACTGTTCCATTGCCAGGGGTTAAACTCAAATAAGTTGGTGAATAAGTCTGCCACGGAAATTGATCAGTTGCGGTTGTCCATTTTAAACCAGTGCTTTCGGCAGAATTTGCAACAAGCATTGTTCCGTTTGCACCGACTGCCAAACGTGCAGGCGTATCAGCTGCGGTTGCACCTATAAGGTCGCCTTTAGCGTCAACAATTGCATTTTGAATTGCGTTTGAATCATCTTGTGCAACCCATGTGAAATCCATATCTGTGTTAGTTGCCTTAGCTAGGACTTGACCAGTAGTGCCACCTTTAAGATCGACCAAAGATGAATCAATAGCATTGACCGCTGTGCGGATTGCCAAGGCTCCATTTTTGACTAGGTCGGTATTGTCTGGCTCTGGCCAGCTAAAATTCGGACTTGTTGCCATTTATGCTAGTACTCCTGTCGCGTTGTTCCAGTCAAGTGTAGCAGTTACACCTGTCCAAATTACTGAGGTTGGTATGATTGTTTCCCATTGTGTGGTAGAGAGTGAAAACTCTGTTGCTGTGATATAGAGAGTTAGGTCGACAAAAGTAGGGTTTGCCCTAACAGCGATGTTTTCTACAAAGCCTTCAAAAGTACCGCCCAGAAGGTTAGAAGGTAAATTGTTGATAATCACAGGTTGACCAAAAAAGATGTTAATAAGGCTGTCCAAAACAGCAGATGGCAAGTCTGGATTATCCAGGCGGAAGGTAATTGCTTCGAGAGAGCCCTTAGCTGATTTTCGCAGATTGAGCTCCCTGTTGCCAATATCCGTTATATCGACAAGGTTCTTGATGTTTGACTCAAAGGATCGCTCATAAAGCCCATAAGTGCTTATAGAGGTCGGTTCTGATGTGCTGTAGGTCGAAGCATATCCTGCCCCATATTTATAAATTAGGCTGTTACGAATGCGATTAGTTTGCGTGGTTGATCGAATGGTGTTAGGACTTGCATAGGAGCCATTAAGAGCCGTGTAGCCATTAGCAGCTAGATAATTGCTGCGATGGTCTGCATCATCATAGGAAACTAAGCCATTCTTTTCCTCATGCATTTGACCAAGCGCGCTATTAGCAATCTGGTCTGTAAGACTGTTGCTTTTAGCCGTAGCCGATGCCGCTAGATTGATCATGGTGTAAAACCCTGAGTCGATGTTTCCAATGTAAGACTCAGCATCTTCCCATGTAGTAGTTGCTGGATAGGTTGCCCATGTTAAAGTGGGAGTTACTTCATCCCATGTTAGATTCAGGACTTGATCCACGATGGCTGCAATTTGTGCCCCATCTAATCCTTCTGCTAGGGCTGTGTTATAAACAGACTTAGTAAGTTTGGCAAGGAAGCCAACGCCTAAGATTCTGCCGTAAGTGACGAAACCTGTTTCCTCAGGGCTACGAACTCCGATTGTAAAGTCTGAAACCTCACCGCCATACATAGTGACATAGTTTCCAGCACTATCCTTAAGCTCTAAAGTCAACGCATCTGTGACATCGATGGTAAAGGGTGAGCCATCTGTGTTGATGATATCTACTTGACAGTAACCTGCTGTGCATTGCTTATCAATGTCTAATCGACCAGCTGAGAAAGATACAGCCGTGACAGTCGTATAAACATCATCGCCTACAGTAACGCGCCATTCGGGTAGCCAAGTCATTACTCGAACCCTTGAACATCCACAGTACCGCGGTTGGCTGCACTTCTAATGATTTCTACGACCTTTTCTGCAACAGCGTTAGGATCTGTAAAAGGATCGCCGCTTACAGTCACTTCGATTTTAGTTGATCCGCCTGTAACTGATCCACTTGCTTGCGTTGCTGCGGCTTCTGCCGCTGCTGCTGCAGCTGCTTGCGCTGCCGCTTCTGAGGCTATCTTGGCTAGGTTGCCAGTAGTGTATTCGTTAGCACCTGTTAAGAGTGCCGCTTCTGCTGCTGCTGCAGTTGCTTCCATTAACTCTTTATAGGCTGCAGCTTCCTCGGCTAAACGTTGCTTCAGAGCTGCTAACTGTTCTGCGCTTTGTGCTTGTAACGCTGCTGAGGCTGCTGTTGATTGAGCAGTCAAAGCATCTTGCTGCGCCTTTAAGGCTGCCGCTGTTGCTGCTGCGGTTGCTGTTGCAGCAGCAGATCCAGCTGCGCCAAAAGATGATGACCATTCTGAAAGGTTAGGTCTAATGACTGTAGTTGCTACAGAATTAGCAAAAGATGACCATTCGCGACCATTAGCCTGAATCTGTGTCTGTACAGAAAACATGGATTTTGTAAGATTATTGATAGCAGCAGTAAGTGGATCAACCGACCACGCGCCAAACGGATCTTTAATCTCCATTGTTTTAATGGATGTAAGTAACTCATTTAATTCTTTAGTCTTGGTCTGAGCAACTTCTAAAGCCTTTTGATACTTTTCAACATTAGTAAGGTTTTCTTCCTCGATAGCCTTCATAAGCAATAAGCGGATTCGATCTTCTTCTGAGATCTTACCTTTCAAAGCTGCTTCAATCTGAATCTTTTTCATGTCAAAAACTGCTTTAGCCTTAGCAAGTTTTAAGGAATCTTGCTGTGCTTTATTTGCAGATTTTGTCATCGCTGCTAATTCTTTAGCGCGCTTAGCTGCCTCGGCTTCTGCTTTTCTTTCAGCCGCGGCACGTGCTTTGTATCCACCATCGCCACCAGTAGGAAAGAATAATTTTCCTGTGTTCATTGAAGTTTGTGGACTGGCTTTTCTCATTGCATTGCCAATAGCACCAATGGCTACTGCTGCTACTCCGATTGCTGTAAGCCATGGAGCCCATGCAAGACCGATAGCAATACCTGCTGCGACAAGGATAGGTTGAGCAATCTTCACTTCTCGGACTAAGTATCCAAAACCTGTAATTGCGTTAGTGAGTTTGATCGAAAGATTCTCGATGTTTTTCGCTGCGCCACCTGCGCCATTTTCACCACCAAGGCCACCAAGGGCCTGAACCAAGCCGCCACCAATACGCTCTTTAGCTTGGTTGCTGACTTCTGAAAGGATAGCAAGTTGACCGCTAAGAGTCTTAGCAGCTTCATCGGCTGAGCCTAGTGTCTGGCTGCCGATCTTTTCTAAGATCTCATCAAAGGACATAGCAGCAAGTTCAGCCTTTGTCAGACCTAATCTGTATTGGTTAAGCCCCTTAGTATTTCCGACATAAGCGTTAGCAAGATCGCTAGCAACGGATGCGACATCGGCGTTGCGACTAGCTGCAAGGTCAAGGGCAACATTCATGATCTTTGTAGATCGAGATACTGATCCAGTTGCAGTCAGTAATGCCTGTAATGCTGGGACTGCTTGATCGCCCGTAACTCCGTAAAGCTTGCCGATCTTCTCTACATAAGCATCTACTTCTGGAGCAGCAAAGGCTAATCCCAGATTCTTAACTGTGTTAGTTAATTGCTGTGTCTCACGCTCTGCATCTGCAAAATCTCTGATTGATTTCTTGATCGCAATGCCAAGGGCTGCGCCACCGAAAGCAATACCAAAAGAAGCACCTAGAGACTTAACGTTTTTGTTAAGTTTGCCGACTGCTGTGTCTGCTTGCTTGAAGGCACTCTTACCTAAAAACTCTGCAAGGATTTTAATGTCAATGTTTGACTGTGCCATTATGCAGCCTTTCTAACTCCGCGAGTTATTGCTCCGCCTGTTTTAGATTGAAATAGATCATTAGTTCTAATGACTGCTTTCATGATTGCATCTTGAGTCTTGCCTTGATCTTCTGCCCAAGCGCGATAAATAAGTCGACCTTTGTCTGCGCCTTTGCCCTTCATCTCGCCGCCCATGGCAGCAATAAAATCACGCCCTGCATACTTGTTGATAGAGTGAGAATACTTTTTACCCGCTAATGCACCCACGCGATTGCCTGCCCAAGGCTGTCCAAATGGATTCTTACGCCCTGCTGTTTCATAGATAGCACCTGCCGCTGTCGTGTTAACGATGCGCGTGCTGGAAGAAAAGCCACGACTATTCTTCTTAGATTTTGCTGTGCTAAAGCGGATTCCAGCTTTAACTGCTGCTCCGTTATATGTAGGAAAGCGACCGCCTTCTCTGCCCCAGTTGCTAAGGGGTGGACTGGCAGGCGCATAACCTCTGGCTTTATTAACCAGAGGCTCTGCGATTGCTGTCAATTCTTTCTTTAAAGCTTTGTCCAAGTCTGGAGCATAAGCCTTTAAGGCTTTACGGAGATCATTTACGCCTGCGAACTCGACTGGCATCTGCTGACTCCTTTGCTTCATCTGTGAGACCTTGAAACAATGCGTTGAGCATGTCTCGATCTAATTCTAATAACTGCTGTGGCGCAACTCCCAATCTAATGCTTAGCCTAGCGATTAGATAGGTGAAGGGTAAGTCGCGCTTTAAGACAAAGGGTCTGAGTCCTCGACCGAAACTGATTTTAGAGTTTCGATGAAGTCAATCCCGAAAGGCTTAACAGATTCACCTGACCTGCGTGTTACTTCCCAAGCTAGCCAATAGACCGAGGTCTGCATCTCGTCATCGCGGAACGCCTTATGGAAGCCCTTTTTAGCGTACTGCTCGAACGCGTACTCCACTGCTGGAGTGATCTCGCCTTCTAGTACGCTTCCATCATTACGAACGATCTTTAGTTTTGCCATGGTTTGCCCCTTAGTTAGTTTCTTACGCTGTTGTTACTGCGATTGTACCTGATACGTTCCAAGTTACGCTCTGAGTTGAAAGATCTGCAACTGCACCGTTTACAGGTGTAATGTTGTTGACCAAGCATGTCATTGTGTAAAGAGGATTTGTAGCTGCTGTTGCTCCAGCAAATTGCTTGAATGTAACAGTTGTGTTTGTTCCCCATACTGCTGCAAGTGTCTGGAGTGTCTTTGATGTTGCTTCATCGTTCAAGAAGTCGATAGTTATGCTGGAAGCTTCTAGGCCCTTAACGAAACGATGCCCCTGATCCCCGAGAGTTGTGACCTCGAGCTCGTCAAATGCGCGGTTAATAGTTACGTTTGTTACTAATGTCGAGAGATCAACCGCATTGACAGTTAAAGTCCCGGTATTTGCTAGATAAACTGACATGGATTATTCCTCGTCCTTCTTTGTAGTTGCTGGCTTTGCTGCTGGTGTTTCTTTAACCTGCCCGATCTTGATCAGAAAGGCTTCGTTCTCTTTTTCCCAATCGGACATAATTAACTCCAACTCGTTAGGATTGATACGGACATCTCGCAGCTGAGTAGGTCTCCCGATGCAGCGTTGAGAATACTTGGTGCGCTGATTGCGCTTACATTACAGACTAGAGATGATGCTGCAAGTAGTGCGAACACGCTACAAACAGTATCTTCAATGCCGTTAAGATTTCCTTCGTTATCAAACAAAGGCACAGTCATTATAATTTTGAAGTTAGCCATTGGCGCAACTGAAATTTGCTTATTGTTATTTGGCGTCAGATAAGGATCATCTGGAGACACGATCACAGAATTAGCAAGAACTGTTGCAGGTGGAAAGGCAAAAGTCTGCCACTTAGCGTTATTGACTAGAGCAGTCGCTAAAGTAGTTCTAAGAGTAGTAATAGCAACAGGCATTATCCCACCATCGAACGCGGATCAAGTGCGTGAGCGATCAATCCTCGCACCTTAGCGAGAAGCTGTGCGCTCATTCGGTAAGGGCTTGGCTGGAAATCGACAGCGTTGGAGCCAGAAAGGGTGGCGGTCCTCGCCTGCCAAATTTCGACAGATATCATAAGAGCACTTTGCTGGACTGCCATATCGGTAGTCCAGTCTGTGTAAGTTCTTGAAGCGACTGATCCATAAGGCGCAATGGCATGCTTAGGCTGCGCTGTCGCGTGGTTTGTAACCATGCTGATTGAATAATCTCCAACGGCTGTAATAACTTTATTGCCATTGTAAGAGGATCCAGAATTAGAAATTGTTACTGTTTGACCTACATAAAAGATTTCTTTTACAAGATCGTTAAAGTAAAGAGTTCCCTGCCCAACAATATTTTCATGAGCTACTGTGAAGTAAGTAGGACTCCATAACATTGGAAGTAGGACTGCATCTGCTGCATCACATACTTCCTGCAAGGTTGCATCTGGATACAAAGTACCGACTCCGAGAGTGCTACGGAGTTCTGCGACTGTTGTAAGTGCCATGATGTCCTTTCTCAAGACTCTAGGGAGTCAGAGGGCTACTGACCCCCTAGAGCGACTTAGTGAGTTTGTTACGCCTTGTTGTTCTTGAATGCGCCAGCTGCAACCTTAGTTGCAATAGCACCGAATCCGTAGTAACCAACTGTTACTGATCCGTTAGCTGTTGACTCTGCGCGTAGGCGGTATGTTGGTGACTCGTACCATGTGTAAGCATCTGGGTTAACGATTAAAATTGTTCCATCGCCATCGCCACCGTTTGTTGGATCAACGAATAGGTTGAGTCCTGCAACGTTGCCTGTCAATGATGTTGGTGCAACTGCTCCGCCAGCGTTCATTGGATTTGTTGCTGTGTAGATTGGTCGACCTGCATCGTTGAGAGACATGATGTTAGACCATTGTCCTGTTGATACGACCATGTTGCGAGCGAATGGGTTTGCAAGACCTGCTGTTGCTCCATAAACAGAAGCTGAACCGCGAGCAACAATTCCTAGCAACTCTGCTGCTGTTGGATATGTTGCAACTGTTGTTGCATCTGTTGTTGCTCCAGAGATCAACGCTGCGTTTACTGCTGCGTTTGTAGCCTTTGCGTAAGCTGCTGCCATGTTGCGTACTAGCTCATCAAAGAATGCTGGAGATGTACGATCTAGCAATTCGACAGAGAATGTCTGCTGTCCTGCATACTTTTGTACTGTTACAGATAGGAAGTTAGAGTTTTGATCTGTGTCGCTGAATGCATCGCCTTCTGGCTCAATCGCAACTGTAGGCATCTGTGTGATGCGTGGGATCTCGAAAGTCATACCTGCATCTGGAAGCACTCCGCGAGAGATTGCATCGATTGATGGGCGGATTGTTGTTCCGAGTGGGTTGATGATTTCTGACAACTGACGTGTAGGTACTAGACCTGCGTTGTCTGTTGTGTCTGCTGCTGCTAATAGGTACTGACGAGCTGACTCATCGCCTAGTGCTGCACGGATTGAGTTTTCTGCATACTTAGCAGCTGTTACTTCAATGCGTGGCTTTGTGTAGTATGCTGCTGAAACAGTTGGGCGAGCAGCTTCAACCGCTGGTGCTTCAACTGGTGTTGCTTCGACTGCTGGAGTGGTTTGTTCCACGGTGGCTGTCTCGCTTTCTGTTGGTTGGATTGTTTCTTCTACGACAGATTCTTCTGCCGCAATATCAGTAACCTGAGCAGACTTAAATGCTGGCTCTGTTACTAAACTTACTTCGACCAAGCGAGCAGCGGAAACATAAGTAACGCCGTCCTTGATCTTTGACTTGAGGACTTCTGCCCCGATTGACAAACCTGATTGCAATCCTTCTTCTGCAAGGATTAAAGCCTCTGTGCCGCGCTGTGAGCGACTTACAGAAAATACAGCATCGATAGAGTTCTCTGACTCGCTAAATGAAACCATGCGACCCAAAGGTTTTTTATTATCATGCTGACTTAGAAGCTTGACAGACTTAGGATCTTCAATAGCGATTGATCCTGACTCAAAGATAACTTTCCCCATGTTGGTTAATCCTGCTTCAACATTAAGAGGGACAATCTTACCTGAGACTGTGCGGTTTGCTGAGTCTGCTGTGAGATCAGCGGAGAAGGTAATTACTTGATTCATACTAGACCATTATTTCCGTTAGGTGTTAGATCAGTCATTTCCATCGCTTGCTCTGGAGTAATCAGGTTAAGCGTTAGCAGTTTTTCAATGACTGCCAATTCTTGAAGTGGATCAGTACGCAGGAAGTTTTTATCAATATCAAACTTCACGATATTGCCACGCGCAGTAATGTCATCCATAGACAAGCGATCTTCAATCGCTGTGATAAATGGCTGTAAAGATAGTGTTAGAAATTGCTTGCGCTCATCTTGTACATTTGCATAAGTCATAGAGTTATTTTGATCTGCTGAAACATAGTAAGCAGGTACATTGCATAAACGGGCAATTTCAGTAGCCAGGTTAAAGATTGCTTCCCCGTACATCATGTCTTTGGGTGAAAATGAAACTGGAGTGTATTCAAGAGTAGATGTTAGATATGCAGTTGAGCGATTGTTGCGAGCCGTACGCCATGCAGCAAGAAGCCCGGAAACTTCTTTTGGATCTAAATCTGCGCCTGTGTTTTTGATGTAACCAGTTGCCATTGGTGTAGCTGCTGCGATTGCCGCTGCCTTCTGAACATCGATAGCAGCGCGAATTGTTGAAACGCCTGTGTTGAGAATGCCATCGCTTAATGATTGGAATGTAACAAGAGATCCAAGACCATCCATCGGCAATGTTGTGCCATCGACTGCATAAGAGCGAACAAAAGTATTAGTTGAATCAAGAGTAATCGTTACTCGATTGTTAGCGATCCACTCAAAACGAGAAGGACGTCCGTCCTCCTGATAAACTTCAACAACTTTCCAGAAGGCTTGACCATATAGGAGTAATGAATCAACAGTCCACGCAATAGTTACTGATCGTGGCTGTGAATATGAAGGTTGCTCTAACCAAGCAGGTGAGCCTAATTCTTCGTTAGTTGATTTCTTGTAAAGCTCTAGAGGAATTGCTCCGATAGTGCCAGCGAGTAAATTGCGGCAGCGCATAAGTGCCGGGACAGACATCGCTTCTGTTCTGCCGATATATGCATTTTGAAATGGCATTGCATAAGGTGAATACTCGCCTAGTACCTGAGGCGCGGCTTGAGCTTGTAATTGTGGCTTAGACTCTAGGCCAAATGCTTGCAGTAATTTACCCATAGACATAAATGGTAGCACATGTCAAGCATTTGACATATTACATAGGGTGTGTCTAGGTGTAAATCTGTGGCTTAGGTTGAGGAATCATTAACTTGCTTACTACCATTGCTAAACCGATGGGTGCTGAGATGTCTCCAGCTGACTTTCGCTTAACAATGCGCCATGCCGAATCGTTGACCTTAGCGGCGCAGTTATTCATCTGCTGAATCAATTCTGCCTGACCATTGTGAACGACACGATGGTTGACCAAGCCTTCTAGTAGATCTCCACAGGCTTTGTAGAACTGTTGCCCTGAGACATCTTCGACCATAACTCCAGCATTGGCTAGGCGATCTGCAATAGTCTGAGTAGCGTACTTGTCGAAGCAGACTAAGCGTGGCTTATACATGTCGCACCATGCCTTTATACTTGCCGCCATCTTTAACTCATCGATGGCAACCTGAGAACTGTAAGTCTCCAAAATCCCGATGCCAATCCGTCCATCTGGCAGTAATTGTCCTGCGACTAATGATCCGTTGCGCCTAGACGGACTGACATCGAAACCAAATATAGTATAAGCCCCAGCGGCCATTTCTAGTGTGCTATCGGATGTGTCCTCAAGAATGCCATGAGGCCACGGGCTACTTAGTGAGTCGATCCATTGGCAAAGAGTTTCTGTGCGCGTGTTTTCAATCGGTGAAGTAGCAATCGCTTCCTCAATCGCTTCTTCTGTGATGGTGTATCCCAGAGCTGGGTTAGCCATAGCCCATGCATTGCGATCGTCTATCTTGCAATACTGAGGGGCTGAGTATTCGTAATATCCGAATGACTTAGGTGGGTAGTCGATTGCTCGTTCTCGTAAGTCATTAAGGACTGTACTAAAGGCATCTCCAGCATTTGAGGTAAAAAGCGCCTGAGAGTTTGGACGAGCTCTAGTAGTTGGAGTAGCTGCTCGGTATCCGTCCTCAGTAACTTCTCTGAGCTCATCGATGTAGAGAAAGTCTGCTGATCTTCCGCGAGAGCCGTCTCTAGTTGCTGCAACAACATCGAGCCTTGTTCCATCCAGCATCTCAATAGACTCTGTGCCGTTGGCGTATCTGATCTGTTTAACGAATCCTTTGAGGTGGTCATTACTCTCCAATGCGTGAGCTACTTGTCTAAAGGTCTCTAATGCCATGCCTCGATTTGAGGACATGATAAGAATGTTCTTGGAATCCCATTTCACTAAGTGCGCAAGGATTAACATGCGCGCCAAAAATGTCTTTCCATTTTGTCTCGATATTAACAGAAGGCAACTCTTACGAACCCACATGCCTTTCTTGTCCACAGTAAGCATATCTTTTAGCACAAACTCTTGGAATGGTAATAATTCCTCGCCTAGGATTTTGCACAGGTCTTTAACATCTTGCAGCTTGTTTTCGCCCTTGACAAGTGGACTGTGGAGCCGTGGCTTGGTTGCCCCTCGTAGGGCTTTGGACTTTCTGGGCTTAGTTGTCATTGATCTGTACTGGGTCGGGTCTTAAAAGGACTGTCCAACATCGTCTCGGACTGCATCGGGGAGATATTGCTTGAAAAGACAGGGGGGGTAGCCAATGAGCCTAAAAAAACCCCATCATTCTTTACACCTTTTCTCAGGTTACATGGCTTGCATAGCACCCGTAAGTTATCAAGGTCATGTGTTCCACCTACCTTACGAGGAATGATGTGATCGATATGCATCTCACCTTCATCTGTACCACAAATCATGCACTGCCTACCATCGCGCTTGAACACACGTTCACGCTGCTCTCTATACCTACGAGAGTTCAACTTATCTAGTGCCAATTCTTAGCCTTCCAATGATCGTATGCATTGCATGGATTTGAGTAACGATGCTCGATGTAAGCCAAGCCCCATCGTACCTGAGTATAACCATCCTGATCTCTTAGCCACTCACTTCTACCTTGAGGTATTCCATAATGAGAACCATTACGAGCTTTAGGATTCCATGCTGATTCTTTACCATATAACTTAGATAAGCATCTATATTGAATATAATCATAATGTAATAGATGTAATGCATATTCTTTGTATGTTACGTATTGCATTGGTTTAGATCCACCTGCTGCAGGCATAAAGCATAGAGCTATCCCAATACATGCTAGCACCCCCCGAGCTCTCCGCCTAAGCGGCTCGGGGTGAGCCTTTGAGAGGCTCTGCCTAGTCATGGTACTGATACTGTCAAGCAACAGCGTAAATCTTGGGCGTGTCATCACTTATTTACCTCCTGTGGATAACTTCTGTGGATAACTATTTATCTGTTGAGTAGAAGCCCTTACCCTTAAAGTGTGCTGGTGCAGCTGCAATTACCTTAGTCATAGGCTCATTACAGTATGTGCATGGTATTACTGGTCGACTGTGCCATCCGTGGGTAATCTCTTGACTAAGATTGCATCGTGTACATTTGTAATCGTAGGTTGGCAAGTTAAGCACTTCCTTATCATGTATGACCCACATCCAGAGCATCGGTCTATGTCTGCCTCAGTAGGTTCTTTGTCTAAGTGACCGTATTTTAATATGAGTAGTGGCAAGAGATCCTCAAGTCGGATTATCGCGGCATACTCACGCGCATCCTCACCCTGTCCGTTGAGTCTAATCACTCCAAAGCCTAATTCCCCCGAAATGGCTGTTCGAGCTTTTAATTGCTTTATGTATGCAAGAGGTTGAAATCCAGCGCGGGCTTTGACTTCAACATCGAACGGCACATTAACAATATCCTTGCCACTACCCCTTCCCACACATGCGCCTTGCCAGACAGTCGATAGGTACTGTGCGACTACTCGCTCTGTGCGGAAACCTCTGTGCTTCCTTGCTTGACTAGCCATGCGCCATATAGCCTAATGCAACGCCACCAATGAACAGGCATAAGACTAGAAAGACTAACAGTTGCTCTTTCTCATCCATTGACTGCCTTGCACTTTCTGCATTGCCATGTTCCGACTATTGGCTGATCATCCTTGAACTTAATCTCTGCAACTATGTCGTGAGCTTCT